TTTACCTCCAAGCGTTCCTCTGGTACATATATAGGTAATTTTTTGCGTAAGGTAAAGTCATGGCTGAAGGTGTAAGCGCTCAGGTATTTTACCAGGATGACGTAGCAATGGTGCGTTTTCCTGACGGTACGACAATGTCTTTAGCCGATGCAAACAGCTATTTTTACCCGACACGCACGTTTAACCCTAAGACCGGGCAGGACATGATGCTGCCCAGCCGGGACATGGATGCGACACCAAAACCGGATAATTATTTTGGTAATGTTGCGCAAAAATATGGTAATGAAGAGCTGGCTGCGGCAAAGCAGTTAGCGCAGCGGGCTGGTACAGTTGCGGCGCAATCTCTACCTGAGGAGCTAGGCGTTTTGCGTAATGTGGTTTCGTATCCGGCGGATATGGTTAACGCGGGGCTGCTTGGCGCGCTAGGAGCTGGTCAAAAGGGTATGGCCTACTTAGGTGAAATGCTTGCGCCGGAAGGATCAGAAGAGCGTGCCGCGCGTGATCTAAATGCACTGCTCGATCTGCCAATGGCTGCGGGTGCGCAATCACGCATGGCTGCGTCACTGGCGGATCCGGCTAAAAACTATGTTATGAACATCCTGTCTCAGAAAGGCTTGTTAAAATAATGGCACTAACAACGTATGCAGAGCTTAAAACAAGCATAGCCGATTGGCTGAACCGCGATGATCTAACAAATGTTATAGCAGACTTTGTGACGCTGGCGGAACATCAAATGGAACGCGAGATCCGTCACTACAAGATGATCGAGCGCAGCAACGCTAACTTGGATAGTCGGTACAGCCAAGTTCCTGCTGGCTGGTTAGAGACAATCCGTTTTGGCATTACGTCTGCGGATACTTACCGCCTGGAAATGGTTAGCATTGACGACATCATCGCAAAGCGAGAGCAAAACCTAAACTCCGTTGGCCGCCCTAAATACTACTCGCACGTTGGCGACACGTTTGAACTATTCCCTACCCCGGACAAGGAGTACGCAACTGAGCTTGTGTACTACGAGAAGATTCCAGCGCTATCTGACAGTAACACTTCTAACTGGCTACTCGATGTCGCGCCGGATGCCTACCTGTATGGCTCTCTTCTGCAAGCGGCTCCATACTTAGCTGAAGATGAGCGCATACAGGTATGGGCAACTCTTTACGCGGGTTCGATAGCGAGTTTGAACGCGTCAAGTGATCGCACACGTCAATCAAGTGGTAATTTGCGTATGAAGGTAAACGCTTACTAAAATGCAACTTTTGCGCTATAGTGGGCGCAGATATATCTAACGGAGAAAACTCATGAGTTTTTCAAACACATTTGAAACACATGTTTTGCAGTATGTGTTTACAACAGACAGCGTAACGCGTCCGACAGCTTGGTATGTTGGCTTGTTTACTGCTGACCCAACTGACACAGGCTCAGGCGCAACTGAGATTACTGGGAACAACTACTCTCGCGTAAGCGCTACATTCACAGTTTCAGGCAATGCTGCAACAACATCTGCTGCGGTAGAGTTTTCTGCTGCTACGGGTTCTTGGGGTACAATCTCGCACATCGGTATTTTTGATGCATCATCTGGCGGCAACTTGATTGCGCACTCAGCATTGACTGCATCTAAGGCAATCGCAAGTGGTGACGTTTTCCGCATTCCAACTGGTGACATTGATATTACGCTAGACTAATGCCTTACAGATCAGGATACGGCATTGATACATTTGGCACAGGCGTATTTGGTACGACTGGCGCTATAGATGGTGCTGTATCTATAAGTCTAACATCTAGCGCATCGGCAAGCGCCCAAGTTATTAAAGTTAATGCTGCTGCGTTAAATTGCGTATCTAGCGTTACTGCAAATGCTGACATTGTTAAGGATAGCTCTGCTAACGTCACACTTCAAAACCTAGTTGTTACAGTTGCGGAAACTTATGCTGAGACAGACGGGTATCGCACAGGTTATGGTCTGCGCACCTACGGCACTAGCATATATGGTGAGAATGCAAGCGTCCAAGAGGCTTCCGCGTCAATCAGTCTAACATCTAGTGTGACTGCTGTTGGCGGCGTTGAGGCTGTAAGTTCCGCTGAAATTACCGCAACGTCTAGCGCAACTGCGGAGGGCCAGATTAGCGTTGTTGGCGCATCTGAGGGCGCGATTGCTTCTAGCGCAACGGCAAGCGCTGCGATTACGGCGAATGCGTCAACGTCCACAAGTGCAACATCCTCTACTACCTCTAGCGCACGCAGAAAGTGGGAAGATGACGCAGAACCTACCGATACATGGACAGATGCAACAGATGATGATAATGTGACGTGGACAGATGCGCCCGTCAGAGTAGCGGCATAAGGATTTAATTATGGCAGATACAACTACCACAACGTACAGCTTAACCAAGCCAGAGGTTGGAGCCTCAGAGGATACTTGGGGTACAAAAATCAACACCAACCTAGACACCATTGACGACTTGCTCGATGGCACAACACCTGTCACTGGTATTGATATTAACTCTGGTGCAATTGACGGAACACCGATTGGTGCGGCATCTGCATCAACTGGTAACTTTTCTACGCTCTCTATTGGCGGCACTGCGGTCACATCAACAGCTACAGAATTAAACTACAACGACATCACAACCCTTGGCACCGTTGAGGCGTCCAAGGTTGTCACTGCGGATGCGTCAGGAATAGTACGTTTATCTGATAACCAGCAAATAAAGTTTGGCACTGGTGATGATTTAGAAATTTGGCATGACGGAAGTAATAGTTATTTAAAAGACACTGGAACTGGCGATCTTCTTATCATGGGAGACAATGTTCAGTTAAGAAATGCATCTTTTGAGTATTACTTAACCGCAATATCTAATGGTGCAGTTGAGCTATATTACGACAATTCAGCTAAAATCGCCACAACCTCAGTAGGCGCAGACGTAACAGGCGAACTCATTGCCGACAGCTACAACGAAACCTACGCTGCAGTTACTTCTAGCTCTAACGCTACTACAATTAACTGTGAGGCGGGTAACGCATTCAGCCACACACTGACAGAGAACACTACGTTTACATTTAGTGGTGAACCTGCATCTGGTACTGCATTTAGTTTTAGCTTAGAGATTATTCAAGATGCTAGTGCTTCAGGTTACACAGTGACATGGCCTACTGAAGTTGATTGGCCTAGTGCAACGGCTCCAACATTAACTGCAACTGCATCCGCTAAAGATGTCTTTGTGTTTTATACACGAGATGGCGGTACTAACTGGTATGGATTCACTGCAGGTCAAGCACTAGGTTAAGGAGTAATAACTAATGGCAACTAAGAAAAAGTTATTACAAGCTGCTGCAGGTAGTGCAGGTGGTGCGGGTGGCCTGAACGTAGAAGATGTGTTCAGCACTTATTTAAGGTCTGGCACTGGTGCTGGAACCTCATTTTCTGTTTCAAACGATATTGATCTTGCTGGCGAAGGCGGCTTGGTTTGGTACAAGCGGCGAACAGGAACCGCAATTGATCATATTCTAGTAGATAGCGAACGTGGCGCTGGATATGTTATTGAGAGTAATACAACAGACTACTCAAGAAACCGTGGATGGTTTACGTCATTTAATTCTGATGGTTTTTCTGGAAATGGACAGGGTAATACAAATGACAGCGGCGAAGACTTCGCCTCTTGGACATTCCGCAAAGCCCCTAAATTTTTCACGTGTTTGACCTATACTGGGAATGGCAGTTTAGGTGGTGCTTTAGGAACAAGAGAAATATCTCACTCGCTAGATCAAATTCCCGGCTGTATTATAGTAAAAGCAACATCTAATAGCGATTCTTGGTATATTTATCATAGAAAAGACGGGACAGGTTCTGGGTTATTTTTTACCACAGATGCTGAAAACAGCATTGTTTTAGCTAATTTCGGAACAGATAATAATTCCGGTAGTGGCACACATGTTCCACCTACATCCACTGTTTTTACCATAGGTGAAAATGGCCTATTAAATAAATCAGGTGTCACCTACGTAGCCTACCTATTCGCCCACAACGATGGTGATGCTTCGTTCGGCCCTGATGCTGATGCTGATATTATCAAGTGTGGGAGTTATACTGGGAATGGTTCCTCTACTGGCCCTGTGATTGACTTAGGGTTTGAGCCTCAGTGGTTGCTTATCAAGAACGCAACAACAGGAAATACTGCTTGGAGCATGTGGGATAATATGCGTGGAGTTGTCACTGGCGGCAATGATGCTTACTTACAACCATCTGCTTCAAGCGCAGAAGCAAGCTATAATGGTTTTGCGTTCACTCCTACAGGGTTTAAGGTAGAAAATACTGCTGGATTTATTAACAACTCTGGAGACACCTACATCTACATAGCCATTCGCCGTGGCCCTATGGGTATTCCTGAGAGTGCGACTGATGTGTTTGCTATTGATACTGTTGGTAGCACTGGTGATGGGAAAACCCCCCATCTTCGTGCTTCATTCCCTGTAGATATGTCAATCAGAAAAAGGCTCTCAGGTGGTGAGACAGCATATAATGTTGCTAGGTTAATATCAGGGAAGGCTTTATCCCCAGATAGCACAGCGGCAGAATTATCCATTGCTAACTTTGACTTTGACTATATGAACGGTTGGGGTAACTATACTAACACAAACTCTGATTATTACGGTTGGATGTGGAGACGTGCCCCCAACTTCTTTGATGTCTCCACTACGCCTGTTTTAACTTCTAGTACTGGAAGTATAACCCACAATCTTGGTGTTGCGCCAGAAATGGCTTGGGTCAAAGCTAGAAATACTGCTGAGAGATTTTATGTTTATCATAAGGATGTAGGCACAGGTAGTGGTAACTTTTTAGCACTTAATGAGAATTCTGCGGTTGGCACATATGGATTTAATATTTTTACTGGTGTATCCGATACGTCAATTTCATATGTAAATTTGTCCAACGGCGCCAATTACATAGCCTACCTATTCGCAAGCCTAGATGGCGTGTCTAAGGTGTTTTCAGTAACAAAGTCCTCTGGTAGTGATGCTTCTGTGAATTGTGGATTTAGTGCAGGGCCACGTTTCGTATTGCTTAAACGTACTGACAGCACGGGTGATTGGTATGTATGGGATAGCGAGCGAGGCATTGTATCTGGCAATGATCCTTACTTGCTTCTTAACAGTACAGCCGCAGAAGTTACATCTACAGACTACATTGACCCAACGTCAAATGGCTTCACTATTGTGAACGGTGGTCTGGCAGATGGGGACTATATTGGATATGCTGTGGCATGATTGAGTACATCTACATAATAGAAAATACTGTAAGCGGTAAGCTATATGTAGGACGTACCAATAACCCAAAGCTACGTCAGCGTGGGCATTTCTCTGAGTTACGGAGGGGTGTCCACAACAACCCTAAACTACAAAACTCTTACAATAAGCATGGCGAAGATGCTTTTACTTTTAGTGTTGTAGATGCTTGTGATGGTGAGGCTATAAGGGAAAGAGAACAAGAGTGGTTTGATAAGTTTAATAGAGACACTTCTATTCTTTATAACTGCCACTTTCAGACGCATGGCGGCCCTATCATAACTGGCCCTCTTGCGGAAGAAACAAAACTTAAAATATCGGAAGCTATCAAGGATAATACAAGAAAGTATATCTTTAGTATTCTTGATGAGAGATACAGCGACAAAGCGTCTCTGCGTCAACTGTCTGATAAATATGGGGTAGGTATTAACACAATCTGTAGTTACATCTCTGAATGGGAGGCTAAAACAGGTTTAGTTATGATTGCCAACACGCAAATAGAACAAACACTGGAACGTGTTGAAAGGTTCATTGAGGATTATGACAAGGGTTTAGCTAATCTGTCTCATGCCCCTAAGTATGGAACCACAGTTCAGTCTATAAGGAAATACTGTGTTTCGTTTGACCGTGAGCCATCTGACTTTAAGGGCGACACTTTCAAACAAGATGCTAAACAAAAAGCATTAAATGCTATACAATATATGAACGATACAGGGTGTAGTGCAGCGAAAGCAATAAGGCATTGCAAATCAAGTGCAACAACATTCTATAAGTATCTCAATCAAGCCTAAAGGAGAACACTATGGGCGAATATCGCAACCGAACAACTGGCGAAGTAAAATCACAGGGGGCTATCCGCAAGGAAAACCCCAACATGTCCCTGCCTCGTGTATGGAAAGCAGCAACCCTAGACGCACTAGACCTAGACCCAGTGCTACGCAGCCCAGCGGCTACCACCACAGCATACCAAACGTCAGTGCGTGATGGTGTTGTACAAGATGCTAACGGTAACTGGGTGGAGAACTACGTTGCCCGTGACATGTTCCAAGACACCACAGAGGATGGCGTTACGACAACCAAGGCAGAGCATGAGGCGGCTTATCAGGCTGGCTTGGATGCTAAGACTGCCGAAGGTCACCGTGCCACTCGTGACAGCAAACTGGCAGAGACAGACTTCTACGCTCTTACGGACGTAACTTTAACAGCGGAAATGACAACTTATCGTCAGGCTTTGCGTGATATAACAGCACACGCGAATTGGCCCAATCTAAACGACGACGACTGGCCTACGAAACCTTAATGGGGGAGACATGGTAAATGCCACTCATCCCACTCCAAATTCCAAAAGGTCAGTATCGCAACGGTACTGAATATATGGCGCAAGGCCGCTGGCGTGACGCCAATCTTATCCGCTGGCACGAAGACGCACTACGTCCGATTGGCGGTTGGCAGCAGCGCGGCACAGTCGATCTAAATAAAACCGTGCGCGGGATGCTTGCTTGGGAAGATAACTCAGGCAACCGATACGTTGCATTTGGCGCGCACGACAGCCTAACTGCCATGACTGCGGGCAACACAACTTACGACATTACGCCAACGTCATTCACAACGGGTCGCGTAACAGCCACTGCCCTAACTGGGTATGGCGGCGGGCTATATGGGTACGAAACATACGGAACGCCA